ATTGAGCCTTCTTCCGGGAATACCTCGTCGATGATGGTTGAGCCGATAGCATCAAAGAAGCCCTTGAGAATAGGAGCGGGATTGCCGCCAGCCTGAAGCACTAACGGTATCTGTTCCATTTCCAGAGTAGCCGTTTGAATCCGGTGCATCTTCGAGGACATTTCAGCGTTAGCAGTAGGAATTATGTCCATCGTATCGAAGTTGAAATCAGACTGAGGATCAGCCTGTTCATCGTCCAGAATCTTCTTGTACTTCGCAGCCGGGAAAGTCCGCTGATTGATACGGAATAGAATCTGGAACTCACGGAAGGTCGCAGAGAGAATCCTTTTGAACAAAGCAGTGGTAGGAATGATTGCTTCCTGAATGATCGCCAGCGCGGTTGTAGGGGCTGTGGTGGCCTGTAGCTTCCCGCTAATGTCCGTTACTGCGACAAAGGACTTAGCCCTGTTCTCCATGTCCTGGCGCATCTGGTAAGACGTTGCATCGGCAGATTGGAGCGGTTGCGGGAATATCCCCTTAGCCAACTTGTCGGCAGGGACTTCCGTCTGCATGTACTGGCCCATCCTGAATCGGAGAATGCCTTGTTTAATCCTGAACTCTTTAGCGAGGAATCCGCCACCCAAATTGTTGAGCGTCCCCCGGTCGTTGATCTGGTTCGTTGTCGTGTTGATTTTCTGAGTCAGCGCACCGAGTAAGTGTGAGTAGCCAAGGTCAAGGAAGGTGTTATCAGGGGCCGTGATAAATCCGTACTTCACGATATTCTGGAAAGGTACGACTTTAATCAGTTCGTAAACATCAGGGTCCACTTCAGGAGGTGTAATCCCGATGAGTTTACCAAGCATCCCGCCAAACTCTTTCTCCTGCTTGCCCTTCTCAATCTCAATGACTTCCTGAACAGGGAGATACTGCGCATCTTCATCATCGCCAAACTTCACAATGATGGACCGCTCATCGTAACGAGGAAGGATTCTGACTATCTTCCCGTCTGAAATACGGAAGGTAATGATGTATGGCTCTTCGTATCCATCGTCGTCAATATCGTAAAAGGTATGCTGCTCACCGAAAGCCATCGGGTTATCAATGGAGTCGATTACCTTCTGTTGTTCGTTGGAGCCTTTATCCCCTTCTTTGTCCTTCGATTCGGACTTAGGTGCGCGAGGATCAAGCCACTTACCACAGTTAACCCTGACTTCAATCTCATTGTCTGAAATCTCACCCAATACGTGCGTGAAGGAACGGGCCTTCTGCATCGAACGTGTTGCTTGGTTAACGACGAAATCAGGGTAGTTTATGACAACTGATTCGCACTTCTTCTCAAGGGAATCAAAGACAACTTTCTTGAATACGGTTCCCACTACAGGGAGGGTGTAGAACAGTCTTCCCTGTTCATCGCGCCAACCATCCATGTCATAGTTGACTTGGTAGTTCATCACTTCAGAGATTCGTTCACATACCACTTTCTTCTGGCCTTCAGGGTCTCGGCCAATCACGGCAGCGGATACAAGGTCTTTAGAGCGGAGTAGTTCAAGGCTGGCTTTGTCACCGAATACCGTAGCGGCTTCGGTCAGGATGGGGTCTTTGTAGTTACTCGCGCCCTCCCATGGGAATGACTTGCCGGAATACTCCTGCTTCATCAACTCAATGCCCTGAGTAACGGCATTCGTCCAGTCAGTCATCGAAGCCAAATCTTCGTCGTACTGACGCTTACAGCGTGAACCGATAGCGGTTAGCTGTTCTTCTTCGAGGTCATCGGCAAGGTTGATACTGCCGATGTTGTCTATGAGGAATTTGATGCTCAAGCGGATTTCTCTATGATCTTAGCCACTTCTTCAAAGGACTCCTTTACAACAGGCCATGCCAATACTCCGCATTTCGAGACGCCTATTCGAGTACCCATCTGGTCAATGCCAATCTCATAAGCGCCGAAACAAACTATCGCATCGGCGGTGACGGCATAGGGGAATGTCTCGTTGCCAGACACTTCAGTAAAGTGTAAGTATTTCATCAATACCCCGTGGCGCTAGTAGGCCTGCGCTCATCATAGTATTCGTCAACATTATTGTCCAATATATCACGCTTCTGGATTGCGTGCCTTGCCATCATGTAGGCGTACCGGATTGCGCTGATTAGGTCGTCCTTCAGCTTGACCACCTGACTCATCCCATTGGGCATCTGCTTCCTGTGGTATTCCCTGATCTCTTCGACCACTTCCCAAAGGTCGTCAAACACCTTGAACTTACCCGTTAGCATCAGGTTATTCATCTGCATCAAACCAGCTTCAACCCCTGTTCCGCCATCCTTCCATGTAGCGTGCTCGTCACACATCTCCCATCCAGCTTCAGAGTAGTACTCCTTCTGCTGTAGAGCTGATCCCTTCTCAGTCTGCAATCCATCATGCGGCCATGCTGTAGGCACCTTGTCAGCCCACACCTTGACCGATTGCCACGCTTCCCACGGTTGTTTCTTGGCCTTCTTCCATGCCTGACAGACATAGATACAGGCTGAATCAGGGTCAATGGCTAACTGGATATGTGCCTGGGGATGGTCCCAGCCGAAGTCCATGCCGTTAATCAGGTAGAAGTGGTCGGGGATTTCAAACCGCTTACAGGTTATGTCTTTCTGGTCGTGCTCAAAAATGAGACCAGCGCCCATCAAGGGAGTGCCTTTGCTTCGCATATCCCGCTGGTAGGCTGGGTACATGGCGAGAATGTCCGCCTTTGCCTTCTCGTCCAGATGCGGGGCATCGTCCCACGTAGCGGTCTGGAGATACATGCCGGGGCTTGGGTCGTCCATGAACCGACAGACAAGCTCGGTCTTTCCATTCTCTGGAGTCATTGTGATGATCCCGAATCCGCCCTTACCTCGATTGCCGTTCAGGGTGCGCGTCATAACCTGCGGGACTATCTCCTGATCCTCTGGTTCTTCGTCGATGTGATACCCGTCTACAACGTCACCCATGATGGCGTGTTGGCCTTGGCTGTAGCTCCATATCTGGCAGACTGCGATACCGCCAGACTTGTGCCTTACCCTGACTTCACGACAAGCCCCTGTAGTGCCCTGCATTGCGATGTAGTCAATAATCCGGTCTTTGGGTATCAACCCCCCTTCAAGCTCCTGATTCTTCAGCCTGCCGAATATGTGGTGCTGTAGCAGGTCCCGGGTCTTTTCCCCTGAGTAACCAAGCAACCACCAGAGCGGGGGGAAGTCGAAGCGCTCACCCTCCCAATCGTCCGGGTAGTCTCCGGTCAGGTGGTAAGCATCAATGACGCGGCCAAGCTCTGACTTGCCGACTTGGTTGGCGGCGATCAGGGCGCAAGCCCTGAAGTCTTTGGTGGCGCCGATGAACCTGCGCTGCCAAGGGTAGAGGCGGGAGTAGCGGCGGGAAAGCTTGGTCGAGGTGAGGTGCTTAATCTCGGCTTCCATCAACTGGATGGCCTGAACCTCGACACTAACCGCGCTCGGCATTCTGTAACTCTTGCTTTAATTCCAACAACTTACGCTTGCGCTCGTCGCTGGTCATATTGGAGTAGTCGTTGACTGTGTGGTCCGCCTTAACCTGCTCTTGGTAGCCATGCTTGCCTAAAACTAGCTTAGTTATCTGAGCGTTAAAGGTGCCATCAAGCCCATTATTAAGCAAATCAAACTCCTGCGCATCCTTGCATTGGTGTGTCGGCGCTGAAACGGTGTCTGAATCGAAACTATTTTCTGCCTTTCTGCTAAGTGATTGATATTGCTTAATACAAAAAGCTTGCGCTTGCTAATTAGGCTTGCTATAGTCTCTCCATCAAGTAAGCAGTAGTTAACAACCAACCGGAGTTAAGAGCATGAACAAAACCACCGTAATCTGCCCGTCCTGCAAAGCCTCGTTGAACAACCCGAACGCCATGCTTTTCGTGTGCTGCCCTGCCTGCGACCTGATTACCGAAGCGTTTGACCTGCCCGAAGGTGTGACCCGCGAAATGGAAGATGCTGCCGCTGGCCCGAACCCCTTTGCAGCCGCTCCTTCCTGCTCCTGCACTCACGAGCCGATTACGCGCTACACCTGCTAATCAATCTACCACACTCCCCTGAGATTGGCTTGGGGGAGAAACACTAAGGGGAAAGCCCATGATTCACAACGTTTATTCAAAAATTAACGAGCATCAGCGCCATGCGGTTGACCGCGCCATCCAAGCAGCCATCGACTCTCTGCGCTCTGACAACATTGCACCTTGCATGGCCGATGGTGCTGAGCGCGTGGTGGAATCTATGGCCGTGTGGGTATCTACAGCCAAGCGCGTCCGAAACAATACCGCTCAAGAATGTCTTTAACTAACCCCGAGCCTTCTGGCTCTCTGAACTGAGGAGAAATACAAGATGGGCGACAGAGCAATGGCACAAATCAAAACCAAGGGCGGCTCTTTGTATTTTTACACGCATTGGTCAGGCTCGGAACTGCCTGAAGCCGCGAGGGAGGCCGTGAACTTGGGGCGTCCTCGGATGGGTGACGATGCCTACGCGCTCAAAATCGTGGTTGACTCCCTGATTAAAAGCTCAGGCGCAAGGGATTCTGAAACCGGGGGCGGCATCATGTTTGGCCCTGATGCCGAGGATGAATACAACGGCGACAACCCAAGCGTGATTATAGACCTGTCCACAATGACCGTGGAAGTCTTTAGACGCCATTAAGCCTAACCACTCCCTTAACCCGCCCT